CGGTGAAGATTTTGAAGAGTTCAAGGTGTTTGGTGGCACGGCTAATGGCATCCGCGCATTAAACCGGCTCCGCAACTATTACGGCGAAAAGGACATTCCGGTGCACGTCACGCCCGATGCAGAGGCGGCGCCAACCGAAGGTGAATTGCGCGAGATGGTCGCTGATCCCCGGTATAACACCGACAGTGGATACCGTCGCAAAGTCACTGAAGCGTTTGCCGCCGTTTATCCGGACTAGCGTCCCAACCCTATATATGGTCACAAGCCTCTTGACATCCACCACGTTTTGTGGGTAAAACGGATTTGACCCTACCCTCTGTTGAGGCCGGTCGGTTTTGAAAGCAGCCGACTAAAATTTAGTCCTACCTGTTCAGTACTAAATTGGATCAACAAACGAGGGCATTATGGCTCAAACACTTTCACAGCAGTTCGTGAAGCGGTTCGAGGCCGAAGTTCATCACATCTATCAAGTTGAACGGAAGCTGGCCGGCACGATCAGGACTCGCACTGGTGTTCAATCCAGTACGGTTCAATTCCCGAAACTCGCAAGCGCACAGGCCCAGGTGGTCGTACCGCAATCCGAAGTTTCGGCACTTAACGTCACTCACTCAAACTCCACGGCATCGCTGACCGATTATGCGGCGCCAGAATATACGTCGATGTTCGATAACGCCAAGGTCAACTTTGACGAGCGTCAAGAACTGACACAGACGCTGGGCAGAGCTATTGGTCGTAGAGCCGACCAAATTGTCTTGGACGCCCTGGCGGCGTCATCCACGTCATTGACGGTGGCAAACAGCATTGGTGGATCGGCCACAAATATCAACGTGGCTAAAGTCCTGGAGGCAGCGCGTCTGCTCAATGCCAAGGGCGTTCCTTCGACGGATCGTCATATGGCAATCAGCGCCGATGGTCTTGCTGCATTGCTGGCTGAAGAGAAGGCGGCATCTCAAGACTATGTCCTTCACAAATCCATGACCGATGGTCGGATCGACAACTTCCTTGGTTTCGCTCTGCATATGATTGGCGATATGGATGAGGGCGGACTTGCCATTGACGGCAGTTCCGACCGGACTTGTTTTGCATGGCACAAAGACTCTGTCGGTTACGCCGAAGGCATCTCCCCGAAAACGGAAATCAATTACGTTCCGGAGCGGATGTCCTGGTTGACTAATGTGGTCTTGTCCGCTGGAGCCGTTGCTATCGACGCCACCGGCATTGTTGAACTGACTGCACGGGAGTAATGGCAGATGGCATATTCTAAAGACGGACTGAACCTAATCGGTGGAGGAGGAAAGGCCGGGTCTGCACCCCAGGTTTGGACTTACACCTCGGCCGATGCAATTGCGACGGTGAACACGGCTGCATATTTCAACAACGCATCCACGTTGCTGAATGTACGCGATGTCATGTTCATCGTGGATAGCAATACCCCAACCCTGCATATCGTAAGCGTCCTCTCCAACGCTTCCGGCGTGGTTGACATCAGTGACGGCACCGCCGTCGCAGAAACCGACTCCGACTAAGCGGGGCACCCAGACCGGCGGGGATTTCTGTCCCTCCTAACCCCCGCCGGTCATCTTTCTGGAGTAGGTCTGTGGCAGTCAACGACACCGACGTTACCATTTGCAGTCACGCACTGACCCTGCTGGGGGAGAATACGATTTCCTCGTTTGCCGATGGCACCGTCCAGGCGAACATCTGCGCGGAGCTCTATCCCGACATCAGAGATATGTGCATCACCATGTATCCCTGGTCGTTCTCCATTGTGAAAGTCGACCTGGCTCAATCCAGTACCGCGCCGGTCAACGAATGGACTTATGCCTATCCGCTGCCGTCCGACGCCATCACCAAGATTCCACGGGCGGTTTTTAATTCATCCGCTGTTGGTGCGTCACCTATTACCGGCGGCTGGGAGATTTACGAGAGCGCCGTCCTGACGGACTCCACAACAATCACCATCGATTACCAAGCGCGACCGCTAGAGGCAGAGATGCCCAGTTATTTTGTGCAGTTGCTCAAATATGCGGTGGCGATGCACATAGCGGAGCCGGTCACTGATCAACTGTCCAAGTCGCAGCATTATGAACGGCTGGCATTTGGTAATCCGGTCGAAGGTGGACGGGGTGGATACTTCCGACAGGCGGCGGCCATTGATGGCATGGGCAGCGGCACGACATTTATAGGTGATTATCCGCTGATCGACTCGCGACTGACATTGAGCTAGCCATGCCCAGGGTCATAAAAGTCCAAACCAATTTCAGTGTGGGCGAGATTAATCCGGAACTGCGCGGACGCATCGACCTCCAGCAATATGAAAGCGCTCTGGAACGGGCGCGAAATGTTATCTGCAAGCCGCATGGATCGGTTGAGCGCCGGCCAGGTCTCAAGTACATTTACACGGTGCCATCGGCTGCTGCACCACAAAGCGGCGTTCGGTTGGTGCCTCACAGCTTTTCAACCACCCAAACCTATATGCTGCTATTTAGTGGCACCCGCATGATGGTGTTCAAGGACGGCGCACAGGTCACCAACATTAATGGCAGCGGCAATGATTATCTGGATGTATCGTCCTCAGTCAGCGGCGTGACCGATGGCCTAACTTCCGCACGTTTGGCGAACCTCTGGTATACGCAATCCGCCGATACGTTGCTCCTGTTTGAGGAGACCATGACGCCGCTCAAGATCGTGCGCGGTGCGACCGACGCCACATGGACAATAAGCGACATTGCGTTTAAAAACGTACCGCGCTTTGCCTTCACCCTGACCGAAACCAGCCCTGGGACAACGCTGACGCCTGATAGCGTCACCGGCAACATCAAGCTGACGTGCGGTGCGGCCACATGGCATAGCGGTCGGTCTAATACGGCGCAAGCTGGTGGAAGCGCAACGATCACACTGGATAGCGGCGCCTCATCGACCGATGACATTTTTAACGGATCAGTCATCCGGACAACGGGCGGCACCGGCTCCGGTCAGACCAGAGCCATCTCCGACTATGTCGGCTCCTCCAAGGTAGCAACGGTATCGGTAGCGTGGACGACACAACCGGCATCCGATACGACCTTCACCATTGATGGTCACGTCGGCCAGTTTGTCGAGAACTCAGAGAATTTCGGTCGCGCCCGGATTACGGAGGTTGAAAGTTCGACCGTTGCCAGAGCGATCACGGACGTGCCGTTTCATAACACAGATGCCATCGGTTCCGGTAATTGGGTTCTGGAAGCTGGATACGAGGATGAATGGTCATCGACCAGGAACTGGCCGCGCACGGCAACTTTCCATGAAGGCCGTCTGATCATTGGCGGGTCTTACAGCCGGCCGTCCACGATCTGGGGCAGCCGTGTCGGTGACTTTTTTGACTTCGACCCTGGTCAATCCCTGGACGATGAAGGGATGTCGGCAACCATCGATACCAACCAAATCAATGCGGTGGTCGGGGTGTTTTCCGGACGTGATCTCCAAATTTTCACAACCGGCACCGAATTTATCTGTCCTCAGAACGATGGTTCGCCGCTGACGCCGACCTCGTTCATCTTTAAACCCATGACGACCAGAGGCAGCAAGCAGGGTGCTCATCCGGTTTCGACTGAAGGCGGAACGCTCTATCTGCAACGAGGTGGCAAGGCCGTCCGTGAATTTCTGTTCAGTGATGTCGAGGGCTCTTATGTGTCGAACGACATCAGTATGCTCTCGTCACATCTGTTGCAGACACCGACACGGATGTCGATGCGCCGTGGCACCAATGTGGATGAAGGCGATCTGATGCTGATCACCAATAGTGGTGACGGCTCCATTGCGGCGTTCAGTATTCTCCGTTCGCAGAATGTTGTCGCGCCCAGCCTGTTCACCACGGACGGTCTGTTCCAGGACTGTCAGGTTGAGGATGCCGATGACCCGGTGGTCTATACAGTGGTCAAACGGACACTGCCCAACGAATCGACTTGCACGATTGTCGTGTCGGACTATGCCAATATCGCCGTGGGCTCCACGATTGTCCTGAAGACTTCCGCCGGCACGTCGGTCACATTCACCAGCGCCGGGTCTGCTGGAACAGACGAATGGCAGAGCGTCACGTCAAACAATCAAACGGCGACCAATCTGGCGGCGGCAATCAATGGCAATGCGGCGTTTTCGGCCAGTGCGTCAACCGCGACGGTGACCGTGACCCGTGCCGCAATCGGCAAAGACAATCTGACAGTCACGTCATCAGATACCACTCGTTTGACGACGACCGACTTTACAAACACTGAGGTCTATTATGTCGAGGCGTTCAGCGCCGACCATACGATTGATTGTTCTATTCAGTATACGGCCACGGCCGGCAACCTCCCGGCCTCGACAACCGTGGGGTCTTTATCTTTTCTCGAAGACCAAACAGTCAAGGTGATTGCCGACGATAATATGCTGGCCGACCAGACGGTGGCGTCCAATCAGATCACAACAGATCGTGTGGCAACTACCTATCTGGAGTTGGGCTTGGAGTTCCCATCGTTTACCGACACGCTGGCAAACGATGCGACCAAGACGACACCGCTGATCCGCACCATGCCGGTTGAAACCAGGTTGCCGTCAGGGCCGGTCACCGGCAACAAGAAGCGGATCGTGAAAGCATCATTGATCTTGGATAACACGCAAAACATTACGATCAACGGATCGGAAGTGCCGATGCGACAACTAGGTACGGACTTCCTGGACCAGGGTATCGACAAATTCACCGGCACCAAAAGCGTCGGGCCGTTCCTGGGGTTCGACTTAAAAGGCCAAATTGAAATCACACAGAGCCAACCAATGTTTATGACTCTTCTCAATCTCGACTATCGCGTCAGCGTGGCGACCGACTGATGTCTGGTGGTGTAGGATTAGCACTCGCCGCTGCGTCGGCCTTTATGCAATATCGGCAGGGCCAAGCCCAGGCCGCTATGATGGAAGGTCAAGCCCGTGGTCTGGAAGTGCAAGCGGAATATACGCGCTTTAATGCCAAGGGTGAATCGCTCAAGTATAAGAAACAGGCCGCCGACCAATTGGAAGGCACGCTAGTTCGCATGGCGCAGATCAATGCGGCTGCCGGCGCTGGACACATGGACCCATTCAGCGGCAACCCCTTTGGCCTCCGCATCCGCGCCCTGGATGTGGGCGGCACCAACTTTGCGATGGCGGGTCTTAACGAAAAGATTACTGTATTGACCGGCGAGAGCCAGGCGCAAATGCAACTTTACCAAGCGGCCCGTGCCCGTGCGGCCGGTAAGACGGCCAAGCGAATGGCGACAATGGGTGCGCTTCTAACTTTGGCCGGTGGCGG